CTGCCGCCGATCACGGTGAGCACATTGCCTGCCGAATCCGGCGCCGTCAGGCTCACATTTTCACTTTGCCCAACGCCGCCATTGCCGCCCGCAACCCCGTCCGCGCTCGTCCCGTTCGCGCCATTGTGCGGTGACACCAATAATTTGATCCGGGATTAGGTGGGACGAGGCGGGATGGTGTGGGATAAGAATGAGGGATTTGGCCGAAATTTGGGGCGATGGTGGGGAAGTGGGAAAAATTGGCGGGGCGGCGGAATGGCGGTCTGCAGGGCATTTTAGCACGGGAACGGCGCGGGGTGGAAGGCGGCCTTAACGGGGCCTGAAACGGGCCTTAAAACGGCGCTAAGGCGGCTGTAAGCGGCGGATTTGCTGGCCTTAAGGGATTGGGCGAAAGAGCCTGCCACAAGGCTCAGGAAATCATGAAAGCATGAAATCATGAAACCGAACTCGGACACAGGGCGGAAAAAGCCGGTGGAAACTGGGAACAAGTAACGCATTGATATTAAACATATTAATTTATATGTTCCCAGACACATGTCCCAGTTTGGAGTGTTGGAATTGGGATTTCAGCGCGAAGAACTGCGGATTTTGAACGAAATGTTAGCATGACTTGTTAGGGAGAGCCAGGAAAGGCGTCGACCAGGGCAAAAGGGAATGTTGGATGGTCGCTTAGTTTCCGCATTTTGGGGATTAATACCTGTTGGGCAATTCCCTCGGCTTCGCCCTGTTTGTCAGGCGGGAGCGTCTCGCAGTCCGTCTTGTAGCTCCAAAGATCGGTGATATCGACGTCCGGCGCGCCGGACGTCAGGATTGCGACGCGCCAGGCGCAACCCCAAACAAGATCGGTCGCCACCCCAGGCTGTTGACCATCAGTGACCCGCGGCGGCAGACCGTCCCCGGAGAGAAAATAGGCAATGTTGGTTTTGGAATCCCGGTCGCCATAGAAAGCGGCGACATAATCCAGAACGAAGCGCTCCTGGTCGAGATGGCAAAGGCCGTCAGTGTCATCACCTGCGCAGGGCTGAATGTAGATGCGGGCCTGGGCGGCGAGATCGTCGTGGGCTTTGACGAAAGACATGACCTGAGGAGACGCGTCAGCGAACAGATCCGTCGCCGGTCCAATGAAAACGCCGTCCTGCCAATCCGAGGCTGGCTGGGCGCGTGCGCTGGCGAAGGGGAAAGCCACCAGCAGAGCGAAGGCGGTTAGGGTCTTCATGCGGGCTTGGCCGGAAAAGTGATGAGAAAATCCTGGTCGGGCATTGTGGCGTGAAGTGAGTATGGGCCACCCATCCAACCCAAAGCGACCCGCAGCGTGGGTTTAGGGAGCGATTCACGCTCAAAAAATTCTCTACAGGACCGAAGACAAAGCGCGAATAGGTAATAGTTGATCGGCGCATCCATGGCGTTCGATATCTCACCGGGAAGTTGCCAGACTGCTTGTTGAGCGGGCAATACAAGGCTCTCAGGCGCCTTGTCGGCCGTTCCATTGCCGGTGGCGAGCCATTCAAGAGAAACCCCGCATCCGTCCGCCAACGCCACTAATGCCGACGCTTTTAGATCGCGGCCGGCGACATAGTTTGAGATGGTGGTCGCAGGCATTCCAATGCGTTTTGCGACTGCTGCAGCGCCGCCGGCATTATTCAACGCAACCCGAAGACGTTCCGCCCGAGCGGTGATTTCGAGGCGGTCGTCCATCTCCGCCTGATCACTCAATTCAGCCACCCCAAAAACCCCAAATTATTATATTCCAACCTAAACGAGTAGTTGACAGCCTCGATGCACCTATAATACCCATTTGGGCGACTTAGGTGGAACGTACTCAATATGAATGACATGTCACCCGAAACCGTTAAAGAGTTAATCCTGAAAACGGGTATCACATTATCGCAACTCGGAATCCAGCACGGATTTTCAGCAGCAGCTGTTTCCATAGCTCTTCGTAAGCGGTCTCCATACGTTCAGGCCGCCATCGCAAAGCGCCTCGGCCTTAAACCCCAGGAAATTTGGCCTTCCCGATACGACGAAAACGGGTCGCCTTTGAGGATAGACCCCCGAGGGCGTCGGCTGGAGGACGTCGCGGCATGAGCCAGCCTGTGGTCCAGATCATTCCCATTGCTGACATTGACGACAGCGTCAGGCTTCGGCCGGTTAACGAGGCGACTACGAAAAAACTCGCTCTTTCTATGCAGAAAGAGACAAAGGAAGGCGTCGCACGGCGCCAGATCAACCCGGTGACAGTCCGGGCCAATAAATCCGGCGGCTTTACCCTCGTGACCGGCGCACATCGGATTGCCGCCGCCAAGCTGTTAGGCTGGACGGTAGTCGACGCGATCGTGACAGAAATGTCTGATGACGAGGCCATTGAGGCCGAGGTTGATGAGAACCTCTACCGATCGGACCTCAACGGAGCTGACCGCGCCTTGTTCCTGGCGAAAAAATTGGAACTTTATACGTATTCCGGCGGAAAATTGAAGCGTGGCAGGGACTTGCGTAAATCCGCCAGTTTGGCGGATTTGCCGGGCGATAGCGCGAACAAAAAAGAAGTCGTCAGGTTTTACGACCAGGTCGATGCAAAATTTGGAATCAAGCGCCGGACCGCCGAGAGGCTGATCAGGCGCGCCAGGAATATCTCTCCGAAGCTGTGGGCAGTGATCCGAAGCGCGAAGAAGCCTGTTCCGGATGGACTGCTCGACAAGCTGGCGGAACTGGCGCCGGAAGACAGGGCAGGAATTGAACGCCTGGTCGTTGTCGAGGGCCAGGGTTTAGCCGCGGCAATCAAAACCTTTTCGCGGGCGCCAACAACAAATGTAGCTACGCCCGAAATGGTCGCGGCCAGGCTGGCAGGGACTTGGGCTGCCTGGAATGCGTCAGATCGATCGCGTTTCATCAAATTAATAAAATTGGGAAGCGTAGAATGAAGAGCATAAAAAGCCGGCAAGAATTGACGCTCAGAGATGATGTCGAGGACGAAAAGGCTTTTATTCGTCACGTCGTCAGTTCGACACCTAAGTCCAGGGCCGACGTCATCCTTGGACTCGCCCGCAGGCGGCATATCGACCCGGAAGTGTGGGATTATATCGGACGTTTTTTCCGGAACATGAGCGCGCCGGCGCTCGATTTTTTTGCGAACCAGCCAACGGAAACACAACGAGCAATTTTGCAGGTGATGAAAAAGGAAGGCGCAGGCGTTCACGCCGCCATTCTGAAAATCACGGGTGAGGTTCTTTCGGACGACGCGGTTTACGCTGCTGATCTTTTGGCTGCTTGGGAAAATGCGTCATCGACGGCGAAAGAGATGTTCCTTCGGAACATTGGAGAAGAGATATGACGCGCGACGATTGGGTCGGCGTGGCGTTAGTCGTCGCGACCGCGATCATCTGGCTGACGCCGTTTCCGTGCGGGTGGATTTTTCGATGAACCGGGAGTGGTTCAGCCTGGCTGAGGTGAGGGCGGCGAAAGTGCCTTCGCTGCAGCCTGACTTCCTGGATTTCCTGGTGACGGATTTTTACGCGTTGAAGGCCGATGGGAAAGCCCGGCTGGTAGGGAACGGCTACAACAAAAAAGCCGCGCGCGTGGAGATGCAGTTTCACATCTCGCTGTTTTTGGCCGGCGAGCAGGCGTATCTGACGCGGACGCTTTGCACCGGGATCTTCGGGCGGATTTTGAAGCTGGGGATCCACCGCGAGGTTTTTGACCCGCGCGCCAGCTACGTGCCCAGAAACGGGAATCAGGCGGCGTGAAGAAGGCTTGGTTCAGCGCGGCGGAGATTGCCGCGGAGAGCCTGCCGGGAATGCCGGCCAGCAAGCGCGGTGTTGCGCGCATGGCCGATGTGGCGAAATGGCACCGCACCGAGCTGGCGCGCGAGCGCAGCGGGCGCGGGGGCGGGCTGGAGTATCATTTCAGCGTGCTGCCGGCCGCCGCGCAGGCGGTGCTGGCGAGCCGGTACGCGCCGGCGAATGACGACGGTGGCGCTGGGGCCGGGCGGCAAGTCCAGAAGCGTACCAGCGCCGCGCAGGCGGCCGTGGCGCGCGGGGCGGCCGCCTGGGCCTGGTATGAGACCCAGCCGACGGCGCTGCGCGAGCGGGCGCAGGCGCGGCTGGAGGCGCTGCTGAGGTTGCAGGCGCTGGCCAGGCGCGTGGGGCGCGGCCCGGCGATTAAGACGATCGCGGAAGAGTGCGATACCAGCGTGCAGACGATCCATAACTGGCTGGACCGGGTGCGGGGCGTGCCGCAGAGCGACTGGCTGCCGGCGCTGGTGCCGGCGCCGCGCGGCGGCGGCGGCCGCGAGGCCGAGGTGGATGAGCGGTTCTGGGACGCTTTCAAGGCCGATTACATGCGGCAGGCCGAACCCAGCGTTACCAGCGCGTACCGGCGGTGCGAGCGCATTGCCAAGCGGGAAGGTTGGGATGTGCCGAGCGTGGGCTGCCTGCGCCGGCGGCTGCGGCGGATACCGCCGGCGGTGATGGCCGCCGCGCGGAAGGGCAATGAAGCGGTGAAGGCGATGTTCCCGGCGCAGGAACGCGACCGCACGGGCTTTCATGCGATGCAGGCGGTGAATGCCGACGGGCATAAGTGGGACGTGTTTGTGCGCTGGCCCGACGGCAAAGTCGGGCGGCCGATGATGGTGGTTTTCCAGGACCTTTATTCCAACAAATTCCTCTCCTGGCGGTACGCAAGGTCCGAGAACAAGGACATGATCCGACTGGCGTTCGGCGACATGATCGAGGCGTTCGGCATTCCCGAGATGTGCTGGCTGGATAACGGCCGGGGCTTTGCCAACAAGCAGATGACGGGCGGCATTTCAAACCGTTACCGGTTCAAATTCAAGGCCGAAGAGCCGGATGGCATCATGAAGCAATTCGGCGTCGAGGTGCATTGGGCGACGCCCTATGCCGGCCAGAGCAAGCCGATCGAGCGCGGGTTCGGCGATTGCGCGCGCGACATTGCCAAGCACCCGGCCTTCGAGCGGGCCTATACCGGCAATGGCCCTGGGGCGAAGCCGGAGAGCTATTCGATGGAGCACCCGGTTCCGATCGAGGAGTTCATGGCGATCGTGGACGGGGAGCTGCATGCGCATAACGCCCGCATCGGCAGGCGCACGCGGGTTTGCCAGGGCGTTAAATCCTTCGACCAGGCGTTCGCGGAAAGCTACGCGTGTTCAGCCATCAAAGTGGCGAGTGCGGAGCAGGTGCGGATGTGCATGCTGGCGGTGGAAAACGTAAAGGTGCGCCGCGGCGGCCTGGTGTTTTTGCACGATAACCGGTTCTGGCACGAGGCGCTGCTGGGACAGCGCGGCAAGCTTGTGACGGCAAGGTTCGACCCGGACGACATCCAGCAGGAGCTGGGGATTTATGCGGCGGACGGCACGCTGATTTGCGTGGCCCAGCCGCAGGACGTTGCCGGGTTCAACGATGTGGATGCGGCGCGGGCGCATAATTCGGCGCGCAAGGCGTGGGTGCGCGCGCAGAAGGACATGCTGGCGGCCGAGCGGGCGATGAGCCTGCGCGACCTGGTGGCGCTGCAGCCGCGCGCGGAAGCGCCGGAACCTTTGCCCCAGCCCACGATCATCCGGCCGATGTTTCATGGCAACGCGGCGCTGAAGCCGGCGCCGGCGCGCGATGAAGACGCCGACACGTTCGATTTGAATTTCGAGAGAGCCCTTCGCATCCAGCGCGAGATGCGCGCGGAGGAGTGACGAAAGCCGCGCCTGACCCGTCCATCAATAAGGAGAGCAAAAATGCTGGCTAAGACTGACGAAAACGAGATCGCGGCGGCAAAAGCCGCCGATGTGTCCGACCAGGAAATGGATATGTTGCCGGCGCCGTTGCCCGGCGATTTGCGCCGCGCGGTGCGCGACTGGGCCGCCGCCAAGCAGTGCGCGCTGAATGCCGTGGCCAAGCAGGCCGGCATACCGGAGAGCACGTTCACCGCCTGGCTGGGCGGTTATTACAAGGGAAATAATGCGCGCATCGAGGACCGGGTGCGGGTTTGGCTTTCGGGCGAGTTAAATTTTTCGCGCATCAAGGCGGCGACGCCGCAGGCGATGAATTTCATTCAGACCCGCACCGCGCGCAAGGTCATGGGCGCGCTTGAGCATGCGCAGGCGATGCCGGATATCGCGGTGATCACCGGCGGGGCTGGCGTGGGCAAGACCAGCAGCTGCCAGCAATACGCGGCCAGCTATTCCAATGTGTGGATACTGACGGCGCGCAACAGCCTTTCGAGCCCGTATTCGATGATGGAGTATCTGCGCGACAAGTTGGGCGTGCCGGAGACCGCGCCGTTCCGGGTGGCGGCGGCGATCGGGCTGAAGCTGCAGGGATCGGGCGGCCTGATCATCGTGGATGAGGCGCAGCATTTGCGCACCAGCACGTTCGATGAGCTGCGCAGCCTGCATGACCTGGCGGGCGTGGGCATGGCCTTCGTAGGCAACCACGGAGTGTGGGAGCGGATCAATGGCGGTGGCCGCAAGGCCGAGTTCGCGCAGCTTTTCAGCCGCGTGGGCGTGCGGGTGAACGTTGAGAAAAGCAGCGGCGCGGATGCGGACGACATCCTGGATGCCGCGGCTATCGAGGCGCCGAAGGTGCGGAAGTTTTTGCGCGCGATCGCACAGCGGCCAGGCGCGTTGCGGCAGATGAGCAAGGTGCTGCGGATGGCGCAGATGCAGGCGCTGGGCGCCGAAGAAGAGTTGAACGAGACGCATGTGGAGGCCGCATGGAACCGGCTTTCCGGCGGCGAGGCGGTGGCGCTGTGAACCCGCGGCCGGAGATTGTTTCGGAGACCGAGGCGCTGGCGCTTCGGCTGTATCTTGAAGTCGGCAGGTTGGACGAGGACTTGATGACCGAGAATTTCTACCGAGAAGGCGGCGACCGTGATTTTTGGATGAAGATCGCGCGGGCGGCGGAAAGCGCGTTTGAAGATTGGCTGAAGGCGTTGCCGCCATCGATCAGTTATCCGGAGCATCAGCGGCTGGTTCGGGAAGCGAAACGCGCGAGCGATGACGGCGAATATGCGCTGGAGCTGGAACGGGCGATCGTAAAGCTGGTGCTTATGATTGAGAAGGATCGTCCACTGACGGCGCGGTTGCCGCATCTGGGCAAGGTGACGTGACGTTAGATGATTGCCCGGAATGCGAGGGGACAAGGCTGCGCTCCGGGCCGGTTTTAGACGCATGCAGGCGCTGCGCGGCGATTGCCGAAAAAATTTGGCTCATTCGCTCCTCGATGGCTGGACTCGAATCGTTTTACCTCCACAACTTAAAGGACGCTGACTATGGGACAGAAAGAGAAGACTGCCAAAAAGGTGAAGGCGCTGGCGACGCCGACGGCGATTCCGCAAAGCCGCGAGGCTGTGGCGATCGCGATCAGCAATATCGGTGCCGCGCGGCGTAAGCGGCAGAGCATCGAGGCCGAGATGAACGAGCATCTCGCGCGGATCAAAGAACACTACGAAAAGCTCGCGGCGCCTTACAATGAGACGATCCTGCAGCTGCAGACGGGCGTGCAGATTTGGTGCGAGGCGAACCGGGATGCCTTGACGCAAGGCGGAAAGGTGAAGACGGCCGGGTTTACTTCGGGCGAAGTGAAGTGGCGTGTGACGCCGCCGAGCGTTGCGGTGAAGGCCGCAGCGAAGGTGATCGAGACGCTGCGAAAGATGGGGTTGGAACGGTTCATTCGCACAAAGGAAGAAGTGAACAAGGATGCGATTTTGGCGGAGCCGGACGCGGCGCGGGCGGTGCCTGGCATCAGCATCGGCCAGATGGAAGAATTCGTGATCGAACCGTTCGACGTCAAACTCGATGAGGTGGCGTGATGTTCGCATTTGTTTATCGGAATGGCGTGATCAAGATCGCGCCGCGGCGCCCACGCGATGCCACGGCGCTGCCGCTGGCCGGCGGCCCGCGCAAGGTGTTGACGCGAGCTGTCAGCGAGATCGCGCGCAAGGGCGTCAAGAAAGGCGTTCTGCTGGTTCCTGGCGTGGCGGAGGCAGAGAGCGATTTTGACGCTTTGGCGGCGGTGGTGACGTTCAAGGAGCGGCTGGAGAAGCTGCTGCCGGCCGATAAATGCAAGCGGTTCGTACAAGTCAGGGAGGGTGCGTGATGGCGCCAGGCAGGAATAGCTACCGGGTTCGCGTGCCGCTGTTCGATGCCCGGCAGCGCCGTCTGCAGGCCGAGAAGAGGTGGCCGCGGACCATTGGGTTCGTGATTTCGTTGAGCATCAGCTTGGCGCTTTGGGCGATGATCATTTGGGTGACGATGCTGTTTTGGAAGGTGATGTCATGAGCTGGGAAGATGTGGCGCCGCGGCAATCGGCGCATAGAGGCGGATCGGCCACGATGGTGGTGAGCTGCTCCTCGAATGGCGCGGGCGCGCGGTTTTCGCATTGGCTGGGGGTCACGATCCGCGCCCGGGAGATCGACCTGGCGTGGCTGAAGGTGGGCGCGCTGGTGAAGGTGCAGCGCAACGGGGTGCAGATGCGGCTGTGCAATGATGGCGCGCATGTGTTGGGGAATGTCGGCGGCTGGAAGGCCGTGAAGGATACGAGCCTTTGCGTTTTGCGGCTGCCGGCGCTGGCGACGCAAAGCAGGATGAAGTTCGGGTCGACCCGGTGCGATTACGAGATCGCCGAGGGGATGCTTGTTTTCACGCTGCCGGCCTGGTGTTTTTCCGAGATCGCGGCGCAGGGGGCTATTCCGGATATCGCGCGCCCGCCCGCCGCCGGGGCGGCGCCGTTCAAGATCGGCGCGCCGAGCCATGCGGATGTGAACCGCCGGCGCGGCGTGCCTGGGGCTGATTGATGTCGCGCAAGAGACAGGCGGTTGCGGTCGCCCTCTTCATTAAAAGGCGCGTCATTGAGGAACGCATCGTGCCGGACGCGTTCATATGGATGGGAGAGGAATTTTTACGTGACCTTCTCCAAGTGCTCGATGACGCCCTAAGCATCGTCGATGTTGGAGTACGGGTTCAAAAAATACTCGAAGCGGCGGAGGTCCAGCATGAGCATCGTTCCTGATCGGCGCGCGCGGATTGCGAAGATCCATATCGCCAAGAAAGAGCTTGCCCTGGAGGATGATAGCTACCGTGCGATGCTTATGCGGGTGACGGGCAAGAGCAGTTCCACGCATTGCGACATCGCCCAGCTCGACGCCGTTCTGGCGGAGTTTCGGCGTCTTGGATTTGCCTCGGCCAAGCCGCGCGCCAAAACCGCGCATGACAGGCCGCTTTCGGAACGTGCATATGTGCGCATGATATTCGGGTTGTGGAAGGATTTGAAGCCGCACTTAACTGATAGCAGCCATAAAGCGTTGTGCAGTTTCGTGAAGCGGCAGACCGGTATCGAAAATCCGGAATGGCTGGCGCCGGAGGATGGCGGGGCGGTGATCGAGGCGTTGAAGGATTGGCTGGAGCGCTGCGAGCGCGGCGCGGAGGCCGGCGGCAATGCGGCGCGGGCGGGGATTGTGACCCCGAGGGCGCGAAGGCGGGCCAGGCGCGCGCCGCTGGGCGGGGCGTAGGTTGAAGGAATTCAATTCCCTTTTGGAGCTGCTTGGCGAAGAGCTGACGTTGAAGCTCGTGGAGCGGTATGCCGGCACGCGCGTGATTGTGCCGGTGAAGATGGTGAAGAGCCATGAGCTGATTGACGTGCTGGGCGAGAGCGGACTTTCGCTGATGATACAGTATTATGGCGGCGTTGTTATGGCGATCCCGCTGGCGCGGGGATGGCGCATCCAGCATTACCTAAAACAGAATTTGATGATCCGGGAAATCGCCCGTAAGGTGAATTGCTCCGAAGCCGCGGTTTACAAACATAAGCGCGGGCAGCCAATATCCGACCAGATGAGCATGGCGTTTGACTGACGCCGTTCGCCGGCCAGCTAAACCGGTTTAGCAAGAAGCCGTGATGCGCGCGGCGCAAAATGCCCGCATGATCAGTTATTCCAGCGACATCATCGCGCGCGCGATCGCGCAGGCTTCGGGTATTTCCCGCGCGCCTGGCGAAGAGGGCCTGGTGCTGCACGCGTATCCGGACCCCGCGACGGGACGTGACCCGTGGACGATCGGTTTTGGTTCGACGCGGATGCTGGATTTCACGACGGGCGTGCGGCGGCCGGTTCGGACAGGTGATGTTGTGAGCGCAGCCGAGGCCGAGATGATGCTTGAGGCCGACTTGCGCGAGAGCTTGCAGACAGTGCTGGATACGACGTTCGTGATGCTGAACGGTGACCAGCTTGGCGCGCTGACCAGCTTTACGAACAATGTGGGGCGCGGCGAGAAGGGCGTGAAGGACGGGCTGGTTTGCCTGCGCAGCGGCGCGCCTTCGACGCTGCTGCAGATGGTGAATGCGCGGATGTTCGAGCAAGCCGCCGGGCAATTTGGGCTGTGGGATTTGGCGGCCGGCCGCGTGATGGGCGGGCTGGTGAGGCGCCGCGCGATCGAGCGGGATGTATTCCTTTCCAAGCTGGATATGACGGGCGCGGTTGTTCCCGCCTGGTGGCGGCCATGAACACGACGCTTTCGGCTGGGAGTGCGGCCGGCGGCGGGAGCTTCGCGGTGGTGACGCTGCTGATCTACGTGCTGTCACTGCGCGGGATCAATCTGCCGGACAATGTCGCGCTCGCGATCAGCGCGCTGCTGACGATGGTGTTTCATTACCTCATCGCGCTGAAATTGTTGCCTAGCCTGCCGGGTGACCCGGCGGCGACCGCGCCTGGCGACCAGGCGCTAGCAACGCTGACGACAACCAAACCTCAATCATAAAGGATTTTTAACGTGGACGGAACAATCGAAACGACCGGGACGGTTTCCGGTGAAGTCAAAGCCATCGAGGATGGCGTGAACGTGGCGGCCGGTGTGGGCGCCGCAGTGGGCGGGTCGATCGGCGCGGCGGTGGATGCCGGCGTGACGGCGGCCGAAGGTGTTGTGAACGACGTGATCGAAAAAGCGCCGCACCAGACCGCGCTGACCGATATCGGCAATGCGGTGAATGACGCCGCGCCGCTGATCAACCAGGCGGCCGCCGGTCTGACGACGCCGGCGAATGCCGCGCGCATCGCGACGGGGTGGAGTGTGATCCAGTCTATCCTCGCCGAGATCGAGGGTCTGTTCGGCCACAAAGCCTAAACCCTGCCTGAGAACGGCCCCTTGCGCGATGCCGGGGGCTGTTTTCGGGCTTTGAGGATTTTGCATGACCCGCATATTGTTTGTTCTGAAATTTCGCGAAAATTCCTATGGCGGCGAGAGCGCGCAATACTCGCGCTGCCTGACTAGCGGATTGCTGAACAGCGCGACGTTCGTTTGCGACATGCTGAAATCCCGGTTCGAGACGAAGCTCGTTCAGGTCGTCGACAATAATTGCATCGATCGAGAGGTTGTCGCATTCGCGCCTGATGTGGTGGTGATCGAAGCCTATTGGGTCGTACCCGAGAAATTTGCCGAGCTGGGCAAGCTTCACCCGAAGGTGAAGTGGATAATCCGCAATCATAGCAACGCGCCGTTTTTGGCAAACGAGGGCATCGCCTATGGCTGGACGATTGATTATGTCAGGCACCCGAACGTGTGGGTGAGTTCCAATCACCCGGCCGCCCATGGCGAGTTTGTCGATCTGATCGCGGTCGCGTTCGACACGAAGATTGGCCAGGCTTCGCGCCGCGCCGTGTACCTGCCGAATTATTATCCGATCGCCGGCGAGGTTGAGCCGAGCGCGCCGTATGCCGGGCGCGGCACGATCGACGTTGGATGTTTTGGCGCGATCCGGCCGCTGAAAAACCAGATGCTCCAGGCGCTGGCGGCGATAACCTGGGCGCGGCAGAACGGCAAGTTTTTGCGCTTTCATATCAATGGCGGCCGCGTAGAGGGTAACGGCGAACCGATTTTGAAAAATCTTCGCTCGACGTTGGCGGCTCTGGAAACGGCGCGGCTTGTTGAGCATGCATGGCTCGACCGGGAGGATTTCCTGGCGATGGTAAAGACGATGGACCTGGGACTTCAGGTTTCATTTTCAGAGACCTTCAACATCGTTGCGGCGGATTTTGTGACGATGGGCGTGCCGATCGTTGTCAGTCCGGAGGTGCATTGGGTCGATGCGCGGCTGCACGCGTCACCGACGAGCGTGGGCAGCATTGTCGCGGCGATGAGCACCGCGCTGAACTGCCCAGGGTGGGATTGGCCGGATCGGTCGCTGGCGCAGCTCGCGCGGTTTGATGAGGATTCGAAAATTCATTGGGTGAATGGCATCACGCGTGTGCTGGAAGATGTGAAGTGATGAAACCTACGATCGGGCGGATTGTGCATTATTACGAGGGCGATTTTGAGGCGCTCGAAGCAGAGCGGGGGACATGTCTGACACATCCGACGCGCGAAGCGCGCGATGAAGGTACACATTGCGTGAACAGCGGCTGGCGATGGCCGCCGGCGGCTGGCCGGTAGATGATGAATGCCGCGGACTGGCAGGCGACGGCGGAATGGCTCGGCTTTATCTGGCTGGTTTCCAACGCGATAGTTTGGGGGCTGTTCTACCGTGCGCAGGCGGCGTTCGTGACGCGGGCGGAGCATGCGAAGGTGGTGGACAGGGTCGACCAGATCGAGGCGCAGATCACCGGGCTGTTTACCAACGAGAAGGCGGACACGTTAACCAGAAAGCTTGATGAGGTGACCCGGCAGAATGCCGAGCTGATCGGGAAGTTGCCGGGTGTTGAGAAATCCATCGAACGGCTTTCGACGCACATCAACATGCTGCTGGAAAACGAGCTTAAGGAGATGCGAAAATGAGCCTGCGCGATGTGATGGCCGAGTACCGGCGGCTGACGATTTTGCGGGCGCTCGATGAGTACGGATATTCCGCAAACGAGGATGTGCTGAAAACGGTGTGCAACGAGTTCAGCAATTTCGCGACGAAGGATTTGGTGCGGGCCGATATCTCGTTCCTGAATGAGCACGGGCTGGTGCGGCTGGAGAAGCTGCAAAAGGAAAGCGGCGAAATCTGGATCGCGCATTTGCTGACAGCCGGCCAGGAAGTGGCGAAGGGGCGCGTGCATCCCGGCGTGGCGCGGCGGGAGCCTGGTTGATGGGGCGGCCGTCCAGCATCGACAGGCTGCCTCCGGATATGCGGGTGCTGATCGGGCAGCTGCGCGGCGAGGGGCATACGATCGATCAGATATTGGCGCATCTGGCGGATATGCGCAGCCATGTCGCGGTTTCGCGCTCGGCGTTGGGGCGGCATATCAAAGGTTTCGACAAGATCGCGGAGAAGATGCGCAACAGCCGCGTGGTGGCGGAGGCGCTGGTGCGCGAGCTTGGGGATGCGCCGGAGAGCAAGACGGCGAGGCTGAACATCGAGCTGCTGCACGGCGCCATCAATGACTTGTTCATGAACCACCTGGAGGCCGGCGAGGCGGCGATCGACGGCGATGGTGTGGCGGCGATGCAGGGCAACCCGGAAGGGGTGATGATGCTGGCGAAGGCGTTGGACCATTTGGGCCGGGCGTCGAAGAGCAATGTCGAGTTCCTCGTGATGGCAGAGCGGCGCGCGACGGAGAAGGCGAAGCAGGAATCCTTTGCGGCCGTGGAGGCGGTGGCGAAGACGGCCGGGCTGAGCGCCGATACCGTCGAGGCGATTAAATCAAAAATCTTTGGGGTGACGTGATGCAGTCATTTCTCTGCGCGGCTTCGCTGCTGATGATGGCGCTGTTCGTGGCCGTGATTTTGGTGTCGGCGTCGGTGTTGTTCTGGCTGATCGAGCGGGCTGTGAGATCATGGGTGAAGGCGCGGAACAGGAAACGGAACCGGCGCAGCAAGCGACGCGGCATCAGCTCCACGAGGTTTTCGTGATGGCCGATCGGGTCACTCAAGAGCAGGTGGACGATCAGATCATCGGGGCGGATTATTATGTGTTTCCCGGAACGACGCTGACGATCTGCGCGTTGAAATTGCGCAATGGTTTCATTGTGACGGGGCAGAGTGCCGCCGCCAGCCCGGCCAGCTTCGATTACGAGATCGGCGAGCGCCTGGCGATGGACGATGCTAGGCGCAAAATTTGGGAGCTGGAGGGGTATCTGCTGCGTTCGAAGATGGCGGGGCATGTGAAATGAAAGCTTCGGAGTCGAGAAAAAAGGCAAATATACCGGGAGTTGGTCCAATGCGTCACGAAGCTACGAGGCTGCGCCTCTATGCCGCCGCGAGAGGGGTTCCAGAGAATGAAGCCGTCTACGATCTCAGGCCGTTCGCTGATGCAAACCCGAGCCTGCTTGACCGGGTTATCAAGCGCGAATGCGTGGCGATGGCGGACCGCCTGCTGGCTGCGCATGTGAAGATTGCCGCGGAGGCAAAGCAGTGAGCGTGCCGCTTTCCCGCGTGGTGGACCGGGTGAAGGTTGCCGAGGATGACGGGTTCGAGGCGTTCGTGAACGGGCTGAATGTCGGCAATAATCCGATGCCGGCATCAGACATCGAGCGGCAATATGCCTGGCAGCGCGGTTGGCATGAGGCGCGGGTTTATATCGCTGGGTGGAAGGGCGAAGCCGCATGAGCGATGACGCGGAGCTTGCAAGCTTCCGTTCTCACATGGAGCGCTGCGCGCAGTTGATCCTTGCGCCGATAACACGGCCGGATATCAAATTTACGATCATCGTCAGGGCGCCCGAAGCCCTTCCGTCAGAAGCGATGATCTACACCAATGATTGCATGCTGATCGCCGCTGAGAGCTTGCTTCCTGCGGAGGCGCGTAAAGAATGAGCCAAGTGCGCCAGCAACATGCGGAGACGGTGAGCGCGCAGGTTGCGTGGGTGATAGCTTCGCTGCGCCGCGATGCCGCGGGGCATGATCGGTTTGCTCTCACTTTGCTGGCGCATGACACGCATGACGAATACCGTTTCGCGGTCGAAAACCCAGACCTTGTGACGATCATTCCCGCTTGGCAGGGCGAGGCATGAGCGACGCCGCGCTCCTCGATGCGCCGGCGGCGTTGCCGCCGGTGTTTCTGAATTATCAACAGCGGCTGATGAGCGCGGTTGCGCGGAATGCCGTGGTGGTTTGGGAGAAGTCCCGGCGCACCGGGTTTTCCTGGGCGGCGGCCGCGATCGCTTCGTTGACGGCATCGAGCGCGCGCGAGGCGGGCGGCATGGATGTGCTGTACCTGGGCTATAATTTGGAGATGGCGCGCGAGTTCATCGACTATGTCGGCGAATGGACCGTGACGCTTGGTGCCGCCGCCGGCGAGATGATGGAGGTGATGATCGATGATCCGGAGCACCCGGAGAAATCGGTCAAGGCGTTTCGGGTGGAATTCGCGTCCGGCTTCAAGGTGCTGGCGCTGCCATCCGTGGCGCGCGCGCTGCGCGGCATGCAGGGGCTGGTGATCATCGACGAGGCGGCTTTCCATGATGATTTGCCGGGCGTGTTGAAGGCGGCGTTCGCGCTGTTAATCTGGGGCGGCAAGGTGGTTGTGCTGAGCACCCATGACGGCGACGGCAACCCGTTCAACACGCTGTGCACCGATATCCGCGCCGGGCGGCTGCCGTACCATATCGGGCGGACGACGTTCGATGAGGCGCTGGCGGACGGGCTTTACCGGCGTGTTTGTTTGACCGCCGGCAAGGCGTGGACGCCGGAGGGCGAAGCGGCGTGGCGCGCGGAAATTATCGCGATCTATGGCGCGAATGCGGATGAGGAATTGTTCGTCATTCCGAGTGCGGGCACCGGCGCTTATCTATCGGCCGCGCTGATCGAAGCGCGGATGGATGAGACAATTCCGGTGAGGCGGCTGGAGTTGCCGGCGAGTTTTTTGATGATGTCCGAGCGGCTGCGGATCGCCGAGATCGAGGAATGGTGCGCGCGCGAGCTGCTGCCGATTTTGAAGACGCTGGATGCCAAGACGCCGTATTGCTTCGGGCAGGATTTTGGGCGCAAGCGCGACCTTTCCGTGTTCTGGCCGCTGGCGATCTGCCGCGATTTGGTGCTGCGCACGCCGTTCCTGCTGGAAATGCGCAACGTGCCTTACGAGGCGCAAAAGCAGGTGATTTTCTACATCATCGACCGGTTCCCGATTTTCCGGGCGGGCAAGTTCGATGCCGGCGGAAATGGCGGCTACCTGGCCGAAGTCACGATGCAGAGATATGGCGAGCGCATCGAGGCGGTGATGCTGAACGAGCCTTGGTACCGTGAGCACACGCCGCGGTACAAGGCGCAGTTCGAAGACGCGACGATCACGCTGCCGCGCGACCGCGAAGTGCTGGATGACCACCGGCTAGCGAAATTGATCCGCGGCGTGGGGCGCATTCCGGATGAGCGCACCGGCGAGGCCGGCAAGAGGCGGCACGGCGACAGCTTCGTCGCCGGCGTGCTGGCGGTGGCGGCGTCCAGGGCTGAGCCCGAGGAATATGGCTATGAGGCGGTGCCCCTGCGCAGCACGGCGCCGGCGACCAGTGCCGGGTTTTATGCGACGGCCGAGGAGGCCGATGCCGTGGATGATGAGCGGCAGAACGATGCCGGATACATGCACGCGCCGACGCGGCGGGTTTACCAATGAGACATTCGTCATGAGCCTGGCGCATAACGAAATTGAAGAGCGTGAGGGCGAGCGCAAGCGCCGCGCGTGCGAAAACGAAGGGCGCAAGATGCTGGGCTATCTGGCGGGGGTGCGGTTCGACAACCGCTGGGACCGGCAGGATGTGGAACATTATTCGAAGCTGCCGAGCCTTAATGCGGCGCAGTTTGAACGCCTGAAGGCGATGATGTGGACGTATCGGCGGCAGTTGCCGCGCGAGGTGGCGCCGAAGCTGCCGCCGCATGATCCTATCGTTCAGGAAATGGAGCGCGCCAATGGATGACTGGATGAGCATGGCTTCGTTCGGCTGGCTGCGCCGCCCGGAGCTTGATGCGGCTTTATCGACGGCCGGCGTTTCAGGCGCGCGGCAGATTGGCGCGGCGTGGGAGAGCCCGGCCGGCGTCGTGATCTGGGTTTTGCGCGGGCGGACATATTACATGCGGCGGATCGAAACCGGGTTCGAAATTGGGACCGAGGAATATGTGAGGTCGCATGGCTGAGCTTCGCGCCGGCGGCGACCTGGTGGAGATGGCCGAACATGAAACCATGCGGCAGATGCTGCGGCATTTGCAGAGTGCGACGATGCTGCCGGGTAGCTTCGATAAGAGGTTCGTGGCGGATGTTTGGCAGCGCGCGCCCGCGATGCTGACGCCGAAACAGAGCGCGTTCGTGAAGCGCCTGGTGTGGAAATACAGGCGGCAGATGCCGGCCGACCTGGCGGCCTTGTGCAAACCTACGCCGATTGAAAGGACGCGCGCCAATGCAAGTTAAATCGCTTTGCGATATGACATTCTCCGATCTGGCCAGCGAGCTTGAGGCCGCGCGCCAGGCGGTGCAGGCGGCGGATTACCAGGACGGCCTTGACGCCTGGCAGCGCGCGAAGGATGCCGCGAACGAGCGTTTGCGGATGGTGCAGGCGGAAGTGGATTTGCGGTTGAGCCGGCTGGGCGCCGCCGGCGGCACGCCGGTGGAGGGATAGAGTTATGGCCGATGATGATAGCCGGCTGATCGACCAGTTCGGCAACGTGATCAGGAGCAGCGATATCGCGCGGCTGCGCGAGCCGATTGCCGCACCTGGCGGGTTTGGCGGCAGGCCGCCTTTCGAGGGGCACCGGGCGTTCGGCATTCAGCCGTGGCAGATAGGGATGTATCTGCGGGCGGCGGATAATGGCAGCACGCGGGATTGGTTCGTGCTGTGCGAGGAGATCGAGGAGCTGTACCCGCATTACGCCGCGGTGCTGGGTAAAAGGAAGCGCCAGGTGTGCCTGCTGCCGGTGACTGTCGAGGAAGCCGATGACGGGCCGGACAAGGTGAAGCACGCCGACTTCGTGCGCAAATGGTTGAAGACGGGCGTGCTTGACCGGGCGATGTTCGACATGGCGGATGCGATCGGCAAAGGGTATTCCGTCAACGAAATCATGTGGGATACGCAGCCGGGGCGGGTTTGGCCTTCGGAGATCATCTGGCGGCATCAGCGCGACTTCGAGATTTCCTGGAAGGATGGCGAGACGATTTGGCTGCGTGATGAGGCCGGGTTCGTGCCGCTGGCCGAGCATAAATTCATCCTGCATGTGCATAAGAGCAAATCGGGCGGCCCGGCGCGCAGCGGGCTGACCCGCATGATCGCCTGGATGTGGATGTATGCCGTGTTCACCATGAAGGATTGGGCGTTGTTTGTGCAGGGCTATGGGTTGCCGGTGCGGCTGGGGCGGTATGGGCCCGAGGCATCCACCAGCGACAAGCGGACGCTGTGGAATGCGGTGCGGTCGATCGCCGGTGATCTGGCGGCGATTATTCCGAAGAGCATGGAGATGGAGTTCGTGCAGCCGCAGAACGCCAATGACGGTTCAAAACTGTTCAGCGAGCGGATGAATTTTCTGAATTACGAGGTGAGCAAGCTGGTTCTGGGCGGGACCGCCGGGACCGATGCCGTCGCCGGCGGCCACGCTGTGGGGCAGGAGCACCGGGCGGGCGAGCAGGATGTGGAGAAATTCGATGCGGGGCTGATGGCCGGTTCGATCAACCGGCAGCTGATCCCGGCGATGATCGCGTTCACGTTCGGGCCGCAGGAGAACGGCTACCCGACGATCAAGATCGGCGAGGATGAGAAAGTTCCGGTGAGCGACCTGATCGCGGCGGTCGCCGACCTTGGGCCGCTTGGGTACAAGGTGAAGGCATCCGAGATGCATGACCGGATGCAGACGACGATGCCGGAGGCCGGCGATGAGGTGATCGGCGCGCCGCCGCCGGCGCCGGCCGGCGCGGTTGGTGGGAAGCTGGATGCGAACGGCAACCCGCTGGTGAAGGCGGATGTGACGCCGAAGGCGAACCCGCACCCGGAGATCAACCCAATGTCGGATGCGCGGGCGCTGATGACGGCGCGCAGTTTTAGGCGGTTCGTGGCGGCGCAGACTGCGAAGGATGCGCGGACTTCCGGCGTGATCGACGCGCTGAGCACCAGGTTGGAGGAGCAGGCGCAGGGCGCGCTGGCGGCGATGACCGCGCAGATCCGCGCTTGCGTGGAGCAGGCCGAGGATTTGCCTGACCTGGCCGTGAAGCTGAAGACGCTGAACCTGGATGATACGGCGTTTCAGAATGCGATGATGCAGGGCATGGTGCTGGCGAATTTGGCTGGCCAGGCTGACCTGCTGGATGAGATCGCGGGCCAGGCGTAGGCCGTGAAGACGACCGCCAGCGCGATCAATCTGCCGTTCACGCAGGCGGTGGATTATTTCCGGCAGAAGATCGACATGCCGACGGATCACTGGACGGCGGTGATGGATGAGGGCCATGCGCGCAGCTTCGCGGTGGCGGGTGCCGCGGAGAAGGCGCTGCTGGCGGATTTCCGCGGCGCGGTCGACAAGGCGATCAGCCAGGGCACCGGATACCAGGAATTCCGCAAGACGTTCGACGATCTGGTGGCCAAGCATGGCTGGAGCCATACCGGGACGGCCGACTGGCGGGCGCGGGTGATCTACAACACCAATATGTCCAACGCGTTCGCGGCCGGGCGTTATGCGCAGCAGACGGACCCCGATGTGCTGAAGGCGTTTCCGTATTGGCAATACCAGCATGTGAATTGCCCGAACCCGAGGCTCCAGCACCTGGCGTGGTCCGGCATGGTGCTGCGCGCCGATGACCCGTGGTGGAATACGAACTACCCGCCGAATGGGTGGGGCTGCCATTGCGTCGTGCTGAGCGTTGGCGAGCGGGCGCTGGCGCGGATGGGCAAGAGCAAGCCCGATACGGCGCCGCCGCTTAACTGGATGACGTATATCGACCGGACGACGGGCGTGGTGACGAAATACCCGGCGGGCGTGGACCCGGGATTTGCCTATAACCCGGGGCTGGCGTGGAAGACCGGCCAGCCGGCGGTGGTGAATACGCCGCGCGTGCGGCCGGAGGTGAAGCTGGCGCCGCCGGTGCTTAGCACCCCAGGCGCGAATGCGGTGCGGCCGGATGTACTGAATATGTTTTTGCGGAGGCCGGGCGATACCGGCGTGCAGATCGGCCGGGCGCATGAGCCCGGTCTGCCGATCCCAGCGCCGGTGGTGATGCAGCCGGACCTGGTGAAGGACGCCGCGAAGAACGACAAGCCGATCGACGCCGAGCTGGTGCGCGAGATCGCCGCGGTGGCGGCGCGCAACGAGGGCAACCCGCATGAGAAGACGCGCAGCCTGGTGGTGAACGGGACGAAGGTGTTGCTGCACTGGAATGCCGATGCCGGTTTCTGGGTGGTGAGTTCGATCGACAAGCCGCTGCAATGACCGGCGTTACGTTCGAGGCGCGTTTCGACGACGCGGATTTGTCCGGCGCGCTGGCGCGGCTGGCGGCGGGCGCGGCCGACCCGAGCCCGCTGATGCGGATAATCGGCGATTACGGCGTGGACAGCACCAGGCGCCGGATGATCGAGCAGCACGCGCCGGACGGCACCGCGTGGGCGGCGCTGAACCCTGCCTATGCCGAGCTGAAGGGCAGCGGCTACGATATTTTGTATGCGAGCGGGGCGCTGCGCGGATCGCTCACGTATCTGGCCGGCATGTCCGAAGTGTCTTGGGGGAGCGGGATGATCTATGCGGCGGTGCATCAGTTCGGTGCGACGATCGTGCCGAAGAATGCGCCGGCGCTGAGCTTCGTGCTGGGCGGCAAGCTTTCGCCGTATCTGGTGAGCGTGAAATCCGTCACCATCCCGGCGCGGCCTTACCTTGGCATCTCGGACGCGGACAGGGTGGAGATCGAGCTGCTGGGGCGAGAGTACCTGACGCGGTTGTGGGACGGCGTTTAGGGGGCAATTTTGGCCTGATAGGGTTGCGAACGCACCTCGCGCCGCCGGTATCGTTTTAAGGGCATGTTTAATTCCGTTTAAGGCCGCGTCGTTCGGCGCGCGGGCGCGCGGACGGGTGATTGCGCCACCCCAAATGATAGGGCTTCCTGGCGGCTTCCTGGGGCGCTATCGTGACGGGGTGGTTTCTCGCGCGGTTGATGCCCGCAGCGGTTGAATATGTTTCCGGCTAAACCGGTTTAGCTAGTGGCGTGAAATTGGCGGCGGCAATGTCCCGGTCATGGACGTTTCCTCCCTGACTGTCTCCTTGCCGGATGGCGATGGTGTTCCCGCGTGGATACATCTGCTGCCGTCCGGCACATTTTCCGACACGTCCGGGAAGCAATACCATTTGAAGAACGCCGCCGGCGTGGTGGCCTCGACCAAGGCGCGCGGAAAGATCGCGCTCGATGAGAATCATTCGACCCAGCGGGCGACGGCGGTGGGCGCATCGAGCCCGGCGCGGGCGTGGATTTCGGAATTCGACATTCGTGCGGATGGGATTTGGGGCAAGCCCGAGTGGAACCCTTCCGGCATCGCTCTGATGACCGACAAATCCTACAAAAACATCTCGCCGGTATACCGGCACGATAAGGACGGGAACGTCCTTTACCTGATCAGCGCTGCCCTGACCAATGATCCGGGCTTGCCGCAGCTGACGGCTTTGCACTCCAACAACGGGAACAACATGGAAAAAGATGCGATTTGCACCGCGCTCGGCCTCGCCGTGACGGTGCCGGATGCCGAGGTGCTGACGGCGCTGCAGACGGCCGCGGGGCATGGGACGGCGCTGCAGACGGCGCAGGCGGAAATTGCCCGGTTGAAGGGCGAGCTGACGACGCTGCAGACGACCAGCGTGCCGATGGCCAAGGTTGTCGAGCTGGAAACCAGCCTGACCACGCTGCAGACGAGCATCGCCAAGGAAAAGGCGATCGCGTTCGTGGATGGCGCGATCCGGGCGGGCAAGCCGATCGGCGCCAGCCGGGATAATTTCATCGCCTTGCATACCGCCGACCCGGCGGGGACCGAGACGATGGTGGGCAAGATGCCGAGCATCAACGGTGCGCGCGCGGACGGCAAGCATATCAAGCTGCAGGATGCGGTGGACGAAGACACGGTCGAGATGACAGCCGCCGACATGGCCGTGTGCACCAAGATGGGCCAGGACCCGGCCGCCTTCCTGAAAACCAAAAAGGCCATGATGGCCACCACTGAAGGGAGTGCCGCGTAATGGCGCTGACAGCACCAGCCAAGATCGACCGCCGCGGCAATGCGCGCGGCCAGTCCTTCGTTTACCCGGTGGCGCCGGGAGAGACGATTTACACCGGCAGCCTGTGCTGCGTGAATGCCGCCGGCCAGCTTGTGCGGTTGCAGACCGCCGGCGGCGTGGCTTTCGTCGGCATGGCCATGAGCGGGTATTCCAATGTCGGCAACGCCGCCGCCGGGCCTGGCATTGCGTGCTCCAACGACGAGATGGCGCTGACGGTGCCGGCCGCGACGTTCGCGAACATCAACGCGCCGGTCTACGCGACCGACGATGCCACGCTTTCCCTGGCGGCGCCTGGGTCCGGCTTCGCCGGCAAGGTCGGCGTGCTGATCGGGATCGATAACGGCCAGACCTATGTGAAAGTGCAGGGCAATTAATCATGGATATTACCTTCCCCGCTCTACAGAGCATCAATATCGGCGTCACCACCGCGTATAACACGCAGTTCTGGGCGGCCGAGAGCATCTATAAGATTTTCACGGACGAGATGAATTCGACCTCGGCCGGTGAGATTTACCCGCGCCTCGATATGATCCCCGGCATGCGCGAATGGCTGGGCGAGCGCGTGCATCATTCGCTGAGCCTGCAGACGTTCACGATCACGAACAAGACGTTCGAGAACACGATCGTCATCAAGCGCGAGAATATCGAGGATGACCAGTTCGGCTTCCTGAACACCGCCGCGGCACAGATGGGCCAGGCGGCGGGGCGGTTGCCGGATTTGCTGATCGCCGGGCTGCTGAATAACGGGCACAGCACCATCGGGATCGACGGGCAGAATTTCTTCGATACCGCGCATCCGAACTTCACGATCACTGGCGCCGCGACCACGGCTTCGAACTACCAGGCAGGCTCCGGCAACCCGAGCTGGTACCTGGTGGATAACAGCCAGGTCGTGAAGCCGTTCATCTTCCAGAAGCGCCGGCCTTTCGTGCTCACGCCGAAGATCAGCTTGACGGATGAGAACGTGTTCAACCGGTCCGAGTTCATCTGGGGCACGGATGGGCGCTGCAATGCCGGTTATGGTTTGTGGCAGCTCGCTTTCAGGTCCGACGCGCCGATGACGCTGGCGAATTTGAACGCCGCGCGCACCTTGATGGCGGCCTGGCGCCGGCCGGATGGCGCGCCGATGGGCATCAACCCGACGCATCTGATCGCGCCGGTTTCTCTCACGCCGCTAGGCAAGGCGTATTGCGAGAATGATTACGACCCGCTCGGCACGTCCGGCCTGACGCCCAACACGTTCAAGGGCATGGCGAAGTACGTCGAGAACCGCTGGATTTATTAAAGCGGGGTTTGAGGCATAGCCGGGCGCGTGGCGCGCCTGGTTTTTCATCAAGGAAATACGATGGCAAAATTGATCGTTACGTCGTCCTCGCCGCTGCCGCGCAATCGCGGGGGCGAGACGTTTTTCGGCGCGAAGGAATTCGCGCTCGACCATTTCACGGAGGCGCAGCTCGGCGAGATTGTCGCCGACCCGGTTCTGACGGTTGTGGTGGGCGAGCGGCTTCACGCCGAAAACCTCGGGGGTTTTTCGGAGCGGCTGGACGAGGTGCGCGAGCACCTGGGGGCTGAACGCGCCGAGGACGATGCCACGACCGTGGCCGAGATCGGCGCGGCGAAGGCCAAGGGCCGGGCGAAAGCCTAAGACGCATGTCCTACGCCACGGTCGATGATATGGTCACACGGTTTGGGGCGGCGGAAATGATCCGCGCCTCGACGCCGGATGGCGCGCCGGCCGTGGCATTGATCCCAGCCCCGATCCAGGCGGCGCTGGACGACGCGACATCGCTGATCGATGGGTATTTGCGCAAGCGCTACCGCGTGCCACTGGACCTGGCGCCGCAGGAGATTAACGCGGCGTGCTGCATTTTGGCGCGCTACACGCTGGCGACGGGCGGTGAGCGCAACCCGAGCGACCAGGTCAAGGCTGACAGGGCCGAGAAGCTGGCCTGGTTGAAGCTGGTGGCGCAGGGCGGGGTTTCGCTGGGCGTGGAAGAGATTGCGCCGGGCGGCGAAAGTTACGCGCAGCAGCGCACGCGCGGCCAGGTGTTTCAGGACCAGGAGCCACTCACGAATTGCGGGTTTGGCGGCGGCGCCGGGTTCGATGGCGGGTTTTTCGGCGGCGGGTTTCCATGAGCGAGACGCTTGTGCCCGTGGCGCCCGTTACGCCGCTGCTGCCGGGGCTGTTCGCTGCCATCGGCGACGCCATCACCGCGCGGCTGCAACTGGCGTTTCCCCCTTCGCTGTTCCGGTTCAAGGATTTGCCGCCGGCGTTCACGCCCGAGGTGTGGCGCAGCCTGACGGAAGGCAACCAGCCGATGATCGGGCTGGGGTTCGTGGGCGTGAAGCCGATTTCCGATACGCGCGTGGCGCGCGGCGTGGCTCAGTTCATGCTGCTGATCGCCAAGCGGGGCGAGCGGACGACCAGGTCGCTCTGGTATGGCGATGCGCAGGGGGCCGGTGTGCTGGCCTATGCCGCGACGGCCTGGGCGGTGCTCCAGGGGTTCAACGCCTGCACCGGGCCGGTGGATGTGGCGAGCATGAACAATACCGTGGCCGAGGCGTGGAAGGATAATTCCGCCGTGATCGCGCTGGATTTGCGGGTGCCAGTTACTGTGCAGCTTGCCGATGCGATCAGCGACCCCGGCATCGGGATTTTCGAGACGCTGGTCGCGCAATGGAACGTGCCGACGCCGGTTGGCGCCACCGTGATCGCCGGCAGCGAAGATACCTATGCCTCCGAATGGGACAATCCGAATGTATGAGTTGCCGAAGGTTTTTGTGGTGCCGGCCGAGGGCGTGAAAATCCCGCTGCCGATCGACGGGATGCGCATTCCGGGCGTGGGGATGACCGTGACGCGCACGATGCATATCGAGCGGCTGCTACGGAATGGCGACCTAGTTGAAGGCGATGCGGCCGAGGCGCTGGCCGCGCCGCGCAAGGTGAAAGCCGATGCCGAGGCGAAGGCCGCGCAGGATGCGCGCGACGCCGAGGCGGCAAAATATAAACCCCCCGCGACCGAAGAGGTAAAGGCACCTGCGGGCGGAGCGGCCAACAAGACGCAGCCTGATGCTGCGGGTTCGAAAGGCTAACCATGTCGCAGTCCCTGACGACCGTTAACGACGGAAGCATCCAGTTCGTCGAAATCCCGTACACCTGGAAGGTGCCGGGCAACTACATGGAGGTGAAGCCCGCCATCAACGACAACGCCGTGCTGCCGTTTCCGGCGCAAGGTTTGGTGGTGGGAATGCTGCAGGTGAATTCCAGCCTGCTGGCGATGCCTGGGCAGGCTTATCAAATTCTGTCCGGCCCGCAGGCCGACAGCCTGTTCGGGTATGGGTCCGTTGCCGCGAAGATGTGCCGTCGCTGGCTGGATGCGAACCCCTACACGCCGCTGGATGCGATCGGCATCAACCCCGTCACCGGCAACGTGCAGGCGACCGGCAGCGTGACCTTCACGGGTGCGGCGACCAGCGCCGGCACGCAGGCGTTTTATTTCGGCGGTGTGCGGGTTGCGGTGCAGATCAACGTGGGCGACACCGCCGCCGTGGTCGCCGCGAATTTGGCGGCGGCGATCACGCAGCAGAACACCACGGCCGGCTATACGACGCTGCCGTCGCTCAACATGACCTACGTCGCCGGCGCCGCCGTGGTGAATTTGAAGGCGGACCATTGCGGGACGCTGGGCAATTTGATCGATGTGCGCATCAACGCGCAAACCGGCGACATGACGCCGGCCGGCATCACTATTGCCATCGCGCCGATGAGCGGCGGTTCCGGCGACCCGACGAATGGGATCGCCAATGCGCTGGCCGGGCTTTCGAAGTGGTACACGGATATCGCCTTCGCGTGGACCGACCCCACCAACATCGCGACGCTTTCGGCCTGGCTGAATGCGAGTTACGGGGCGATGGCGAAGCTGGATTGCCAGGGCTATGTTTCGACCTCCGGCAGCTACGGCACGCTGCTAACCTTCGCGCCGAACTGCAAATATCTCTCGGTGCTGCCGGTGCAGAACCCGCTGAGCCCACCTTGGGAGACGGCGGCGAGTTTCGCGGCGGTGTGCTGCCTTTCGACCGCGCAGGCGCCGGCGCTGCAGATGAAGACGGTGCCGCTGCCGAAGATCAAAGCGCCGGCTGGGCCCGATGTGTTTACGTCAACCGAGAATGAGGCGCTGCTGCTGGCCGGGTTTTCGACGTATTACACCGACAGCCTAGGCAATGTTTATCTGCAGCGCGTGGCGAACAGCTACCGCGTGGACCCGGATGGCGCGCCGAATTTTGCGTGGTTCGACCTGCAGAGCACGAAAGTGCCGACGCGGGTGCGGTATGATTGGGACAACTACATCGCCCAGAAATGGCCGCGCAATGGGCTGGCGGCCGACGGCACCCTGGCGGCGCAGTTCGCGCCGAATGTGGTGACGCCGCGGCGGCTGATGAGCAGCTGGGCGAGCCGGTGTTCGGTGTATGAGAAGAATGGCTGGATCCAGAATTCGGCGGTGACGTCGGCCTCCAGCAGCTTCACGATCGACCCGAATGACGGCAACCGGGTGAATTCGCGCCAGCAAATTCAGGTGATGGGCAACCTGATCGTGCTGGCCGGATCGCTCGAATTCATCTCGAACACATAAGGCTGACGCATGTCCGGTTCCATTTCGCAATCCCTTGGTATCATCACCCTGATCTGGGGTGGTCAGACGCTGAACGTGGATAAGAGCAGCAGCTTTTCGCCCGGCGGCCCGATCGACAAGATGGTGATGAACGGAAACCAGATCACGTATTCGACCGACCAGGTGACGCCCAGCATGGTGGATGCCAAGTTCGTACTGCAGAAGGGTCAGAGCATCACGGCGTTGAAGGCGCTGAACGGGTCCGAAATGCAGATCGAGTGCGATAGCGGGCAGACCTTCACCATCGCCAGCGCGCGGCTGACGAAGGATATCAAGATCACCGGCGGCGCGACGAATAACTGCTCGGCGAGCTGGGGTGGGACGCCGGCGACCGAGGTGATCGCGCAATGAAGATCACCGATGTCGAGGTGTTTCACGACCCGGATGAATTGCCGGTGGAACATGAAGAGGTTCTGCCAGAGCTGACGGAGGTTAAAGCGGATCGGCGCGCTGTGACGCTGCCGCCCGACTTTCCGGAAAATGCGACGCCGTCCGATGATGGGGATGGCAGCTTCATTTTGAAGCTCGACTATCCGAAGACGCTGAAGTTCAAGGCGGCGGATGGCTCAGTCAAAGAGGAGCGCTATGCCTCGTTGCACCTGCGCCGATTGAATGGAAAGGCACAACGCGAGATTTCGCAGGCCAGCACGAATGATTTCCGGCCGCAAATGATCGCGAGTTCGACCGGCATGACGCTCGGCCGCGCGCGGCTGCTGCATGATGTGATGGACGCTTCGGACATTGCCGCGGTGTTGACAGTGGTCAAGTTTTTTACGACGCCTGGCCGGAAGACTGGCGCCTAATTCTGGCTGGGCTCGCGCGGTTCTATCATTCGCCGCTGCATGAAATCGAGGCGCTGCCGCTGGACCAGGTGTTGTTCTGGAATTCGGCCGCGCACGGGTTGACCAACCAATAGGGGGCAGGTGTGTCTGAAGAACTTGTCGCCGAGCTTACTCTTAAACTGCGGAACGACATGGGTGCGGGGATCGATGATGTCCGCGCCGAGTTCGATGGGTTGGAAGGAACGCTGCAGCAGCTGCGTGACGTGCTTGGCGGGTTGACCGAGGAGTTGCAGGCGATGCGCGCGCCTCAGGGGTTGGCGGATGGGTTTTCCGCCGTGGTTACCCAGGCAGATGCGGCGACGACAGCGGTACAGGCGATTGGCGCGGCGATCGATGACGATGTCGCGAAGGTGCAGGCTCTGAAAGATGCGTGGGCCGGTTATGGCGGGACTGGCGGCTTTAGTGGGGCGATGACGCAACTGGCGCCCACAGCCGGTTATGAAGATGATGGCTCGATGCGGCCCGACTTCATCCCGCCGGAAACTGTCATTCCATGGAATGGCCCGGAAGCCGGCTCCGGGGATGGCGGCGCCCAGGGTGATGGTGAAGGCCGCAGCGGCGGTGAAGGAAGTGGCCATGGGGGCGGCGCCGGCGATATGGCGACGAATTTGTTGTTCGCTGGAATTGAATTGGCGACGGGGCGAGAAGCCGCCGAAAAATACGCCGATTTCGATTGGATTTTGACGCATATTGCGATCACGGAAAAGCTAAGCGGTGCAGCTGCAGATAAGGAAAAAGAGTTTCTGACAGGCGCGCTCGATGATCTGGCAACGAAGACGGGAACTTCCAGCACAGATCTGGCAAATGCTTATTCTTTTCTGGTGACGACCGGAATGAGCCATGATCTGATCAACCAGCTTATGCCTGGCCTGGCGGAAACCGCGACCGCGTATAATGTTCCTGTCGAGGACCAGGCGCAGAGCGTTTTCACGCTGAGCGATGTGATGGGGATCGGACCGCAACAGATGCCGCAGGCGCTGGCTACGCTGGCCTATGCGGCGAAGCTGGGGCATTTCGGCGTTGCTGATTTCGGACATTACCTACCTGGCATCGGCGCGCAGCTAAGCATCTTGGGCGATACCGGTATCGCCGGCGAGGACCAGGCGGCGGCAGCCCTGGAAACCGTGCGACGCGTTACAGGCACGTCCGAGGAAGATGCGACTGACGTGCAGGACTTAATCAACTACATGACCTCGCCGATCGCCGCGCGGTTTTTTGACCGCACTCAACGTTCGAAAGATTTGTTGGGTGCTCCTATCCTGGGCCTTTTCAAGAAATACCAAGTCCCGGATATCAACATCCCGGCCTTCCTGGACGATGAAAAGGCCGAAGGCGTCGACAGCTTCGATGCGATGGTCGACCTTGCGCGCAAAATCTACAATCCGAAGATGACGCCGACGGATCAGCGCGAAATTTTTGGCGCGCTGTTTCACAACCAGCAGGCAGCGATGGCCGCGCTCGGCCTCGTGGAGAATTATGGCGTCTTTAAATCCGACGAGGCAACTTTGGGCGGCGTTAGCCAGGGCACTGTGGCGACCGATTATCAGACGGCGAGTGCTACACCGAAAGTAGGGCTTGATAAGCTCGACGAGCAGATCGCCGAAACCACACGCATCGTGGGCCAGGGCCTGAATCCGACGTTTGATTTGCTGACTGGGGTTGTGAGGGATTTCGGCCTTGGCATGCAAACGATCGAAACTGAGTTTGGCATCGTGACGAAGCCGCTGACAACCGGGGTCGGAACGACGGCTGCCTATACGCAGCACGAGATCGACATGCATCCGAATGGTGCGATTCGATCGAGGTTCGGTTTTGCTGAGCCGATGAAGATTGAGCTGACTGTAAAGGGCGACGGCGCGGTTACCAACACCACAGCCACGCCACAGCCTGGCGTGAACCTGCGCGTTAATCAGGGCCGGGTGCTCGGGCACGAATAATGGATATCGATAGCATTTTCTCGACGCTGTTGAGTGCCACGTTTGGGGGCGCGCCGTTTGGGGTGATCGATAGCTCCGTCGAGATCGGGCGGCGGGTGCAGCGGTTTGTTTTTCCGGGCGTGGATGAGCCGAGCTTCCAGGACTTGGGGGCGGATTACGGGCCGATCATGGTGCGGGGCATTTTGGCCGGTGACGATTACATCGCGCAGATGCGCAACCTGGTGAATATCTGTGCGCAGCCGGGGCCTTACACGCTGGTGCACCCATGGCTGGGAAGCGGCCAGGTGGTTTTCGTGCCTGGGACGAGGGCGAAAATATCGCTGGTCGGGACCGAGTTACGCATCGCGCGGTTCGAGATGCAACTGCTGAACTATAATCCCCCGCCGAGCACGCGGCTGGATACGCTGAGCCAGTTGGAGGTGGATTGCGATGCGCTGCAGGCGCAGGCGCAGAATTACCTGGCGGCGGCGCTGGCGCCGATCGGCACGGTGCTGGGGGCGCTGAGCTACGCGCAAGGGTATCTGGTAGGGCTGCAGCAGACGATGAACCAGGCGATTGCGGGTACGGCCTCGGCCGGGATTATCGCGGCGCAGGCGGCATCCGCGCTGGTGGGGCTGGTGGTGGATACGACGCTGGCGCCGGCGGCCTGGGCCGGGGCGACGGCGGCGGCGATGGTGGCCGTGCCGGCGGCGATTGAGCAGGCGGCCGCGCCATTGGCGCCTTCGGCCGTGGCGCCTGGCGGGGCGAGCGTGGCGGCCGTTGCGGCCGACCCGACTGATACCACCAACACACTGCTGGCCGCCGCCGCTGGGGCGGCCGTGGCGGCGGGCACGCCGGCACCGGGCCCGGCGCTTGGAGCGGGGATGCAGGCGGCGTTCGTAGCGGCCGCTGTGCAGGCGGCCGCGCGGATCAACTACACGAGCCAGCAGCAGGCCGAGGCGCAGGCGGCGCTGCTGTATGCCGCGATCGACGCGGCCGCGGTGGCGGCGGCCACGCTGGCACAGACAGACCCGGCGAATGCGGCGCCGGTGTGGCGCGGGTTGCTGGCGATGCGCGGCAGCCTGGCGGCTGATGTGAATTCGCTGATCGGCAGGCTGCCGCCGGTGGTGACGATCACGACGCAGGCGACGATGCCGGCATGGATTTTGGCGCAGTATATTTCGGGCGACACGCCATCGGACGTGTACGCCACCTATCTGGATTTGATCTCTCGCAACAACGTGTTGAACCCAGCGCTTGTGCCGCCCGGAATGTTGGAAGTTCTTAACTGAGGAAAATGCAATGGAAAGCTTGGACAAATTGAAGAAATCGGTGAAGCGGCTTGCCTACGCGATCAAGAATGCGAACGACGAAATGCCGACGGATGCGGAGATTGAGACGATTATCGATTGCGGGTGCGATATCTTTGCCGACGGCGCGCAGGTGGTTAAAGAGGTTGGGCGGCGTTGAGCGGCAGAATTCCGCCGACGACGCCGACCAGGCGCCTGGCGCTGAGCGTGGCGGGGCTGGTGCTGACGCGGTGGACTTCGGTTTCCGTCGCCAGGAATTTGCGCGATATCGCGGGCAGTTTCGCGGTGCAGTACCGGGATGCGGGGCGCGAGGCGCAGGCGTTCAGCCCGGATTTGGATATCGCGCCGCTGTTTCAGATCGTGCAGCCTGGGATGGCGTGCAAAGTTGCGATTGACGGCACCACGGTGATGACCGGATGGATCGATGAGGTGGATGTGAGCTGGGATGCGGCCAGTATCACCGCGACGATCACTGGACGAGACGTGACGTGTGATCTGGTGGATTGCGCGGCGGCGCCGAGCGGGCCGGTTGAATACCGGAATATGTCGACGCTGCAGATCGCGCAGGCGATTTGCAAGCCGTTCGGCATCACCGTGACGCAGGATGTGCCGTCGCAAAATATTTTTCCGGTGTTCGGGTTAGATGCCGATGAGACGGCTTTGAGCGTGATCGAGAAAGCGGCGCGGCAGGATGCTCTGCTTGTCACATCAAACGGTGTGGGCGGCTTGATTTTAACGACGGGCGGTTCGACGCGGGCGCCGGCGGCGTTGACCAGGCCGGGGAATATTCTGAGCGGCGGCATGAAGAACAGCTTCGCGCAAAGGTTTTCGGATTATTACGTGAAGGGCCAGACGAATAAGAGCGTGCAGCGCATCACCCAGGCGCCGCTGATGACGAGTGCCACGGACCCGCGCAGCGGGCTGACATTTCCGATCGAGACCTCGACGACGGCGACGACGACGGAGAGCGTGACATCGATCATGACCGGACATTCGACGGACCCGCAGGTGACGCGCTACCGGCCGACGGTGCGGATGGTGAAGACGCAAGCGGGTGCGGCGACGGTGCAGCAGCAAAGCGACTGGGCATTGCGGGTGGCGAAGGGCATGGGGCTGACGCTGAATTACAAGGTGCTGGACTGGCGGGCCGGGACGGCCAATGCGCTGTGGCTGCCGAACGCGCTTTCCAACGTGAATGACGGGATCTGCGATTTGAATTCGGATATGCTGATTTCTGGCATCACCTACGGATATGACCAGACCGGGGAATTCACGATGCTGGAGCTGGCGGGCCCGACGGCGTTTGACCGGATCGATGAGCCGGCGGACGACCCGCGCTATATTCAGGCGCGCAAGCCGAAATCATTCGGGCCAACGCGGCAGGGATGAGTGCCATGCCCTACCATGTGCGCGGGATTATCGGCGGTTTGCGCAATGCGACGGCGGAGGGCGTGGTTTCCAGCCTGAACGATTCCGGCCAGGCGATGACGGTGAATTTGTCCACCGGCGATGGCGTGAACCGGGCGGATGTTGAGGTTGCCTCGCCCTGGGGTTTCAGTTCCAACCCGCCGGCGGATGGTATGTTGACGCTGGTGTTTGCGGTGGGCGGGGACCCTTCGAATTTGCGAGCCATGCACCCGCATAATCCTTCGGCGCGGTTCGGTTCGCTAGAGGTTGGCGAGGCGGCGATTTATGGCGCCGATGGAAGCCGCGTGCATATTCGCAACGGGTCGATCGAGATATGGTCCGCGAATATCGAAATTTACGGCAATGTGAGCGTGAACGGAAAGCTGACGGCGACGGGAAATATCACGGCCGGCCAGGGCACCGGCGACCAGGTTGATTTACGGACACACACGCATGATTATATTCCGGGAACGGGTGCCGCGACGCCGACCAGCGCGCCGATTGCCGGCACCTGAAATCACCGCATCGGCTAAACCGGTTTAGCTAGTCCCGCCTTGGCCTCGCGCGGACACTGCGCGCGATGGCAGACATTGCATTCGCATATAACCCGGTCACGCGCTGCGCCGATGTCGTATTCAACGGCACGGATTTCGCGTTCGACACGACGCCGGCGAGCGCGATGGTGTTCAGCGTGCTGGCGAAGCGGCGCGCGCGGCCGGATGATGTTGTGCCGAGCCCGGTGGATGATTGGAGTGAGCCTGCGAGCTTCACCGCCCGCGGCGGCACGCCATGCGATGCGCTGGATGCAAGCGGGGCGTTGGTGGGCAGCCGGGTGTGGTTGTTCGACAGGTCCGATAACAGCGAGGCAACCAGGCAGGGCGTGGAAGATGCGATCGCCCAGGCGGTGGCCTGGCTGGAGAGCAAACGCAGCCTGGCGCTGAAACTGCGCGTGCGGTGGGTGGCCGCGCAGATCCTGGGGTACAAGCTGCAGGCGGGGAATACTGTGTTGCAGCTGCGACAGGCTGTCGGCGCGTGAGCGCGGCCGTCGGTACGACCTGGCCGATCCCGGCGCCTGGCGATATCGCTTCGCGGTGCGCGGCGGTTTATGAGGCGGCGTTTCCGCCGAACCCGGCCCTGGGGTCGGACGGCATCGATGCCCGCAACCCCAACACGATCGCCACCACGAATTGCCGCATCGTCGAATTGGCGATGCTGGATTTGTATTATTACCAGGGCAATATCGCGGTCGAGCTGATGCCCGATACGGCGGTGGCGAATCTTTCGCGGTTCGGCGCGATCTGGGGTGTGCCGCAGGACCAGCCGGCGAAAGCCACGGGCAATGTGATCGTGACGGGCACGGTGGGTGTTGCGATCCCGAGCAATATCATATTCAGCTATCCGAATTCGAATTACACGTACAAAAGCACCGCCGGCGGTACGATTGGTTCCGGCGGGACGCTGAGTGTGCCGGTGGTGGCGCAGATTGCCGGGACGGCCAGCAATGTGGAGGCTGGCACGCAGCTTAAAGTGAACAGCGTCGTTGGGGGTTTGACGTCGCAGCTCGGCGTTGTGGACGCGGGCGGTATTGCGGGCGGCCTGGATTTGGAGAGCAATGATTCCTGGCGTTCGCGCATTCTGGCGCGCATCCGGCGCGCGGCGATGGGCGGCTGCGCGAATGATTACGAGACATGGGTGAACGCGGCGCTGCCCGGCGTTGGCGACGTGAGCATCATCAGCGGCTATGGTGGCCTGCCGAATGTTGGGGTTGTTTTCGCCATGGCCGGCCCTGTGGTGCCCACCAGCGGGCAGATTGCCACGGTGCAGGCTTACCTCGACCAGCCGGGCATCAAGCCTGTGACGGCCGTGCCTGTGGTGCTGGCGGCGGTGCTGCACCCGGTGGCGTGCACGGTGCATCTTTCGCCAGATACGCCGACGTTGCGCACGGCGGTGACGAATGCGCTGGCGCTGTGCTTCCAGCAGAATGGCGCGATCAACGGCACCATCACCTTCGCGAGTTTGGAGAACGCGATCGCCAGCGTGGTGGGTAGCGGGAGTTACGTGCTGAGCGTGCCCTCGGCTGACGTGCCGGCGCCGAGCGTGCTTTCGATCAATACACTGGGCGCGGTGACGTTCATATGAGCCGCGACCAAAACACGGTTCTGACGGAGCTGCTGGCGATCGGGCCGCAGGGCGACGGCATGCCGGTGAACGGGCAGCCTGGCGCACTGTGGCCGCTGTGGCTGACGCCGCTGGCGGCCGAGATTTCGCGCTTCGAGGGCTATGCCGAGGAAATGCAGACCGAGGTGAACCCGGGGGCGACGAATTACCTGCTGCCGGATTACATCCGGCTGCTGGGGCCCGACCCTTACGGGCGAGACGCGACGGCGCTGACGACGGCGCAGGAACAGGCGTTGTTGCTGCAGCGCTATACCGCGCGGGGGGGTGCCTCGATCGGGTATTTCGAGGAAGCGGCGGCGCAGATGGGGCTGGCGATCAGCATCACCGAAACGACGGTGTGCGAGTGCGGGAACGCGGTGTGCGGCGACCCGTTGAGCGTTTCGCCAGAGGAATTTTATTGGCTGGTGACGATGCCCGCCGCGAGCGCCGGCACGTTCGCGGGCAATGCGGTGCAGACGCAAATTTCAACCGATGCGCCGGCGCATACCCAGCCCGTTTTTAGTTACACGGGGTAGGCGAAAATGGATCGTACAAGCGGGCTTGGATACCAGATCATCGGCGGCATCCGGCAATGGGTGAACAAGAATTTGCTGGGCGGCGTGCCGGGCACGCAGATCGACCAGGTGTTCATGAACGACCTGCAGGAAGAGCTGGTCCAGGGTATTATTACTGAAGCGGGTCTGGTGCCGACGGCCGGGGTGCAAAACCAGGTTTTTGCCGCGTTGGTGGCGATGCTGGGGCAGCCGGAGTTTTTTGTTTTCGCGACGCAGAATGTGACGGTGCCGACTTGGGCGACGCGCGCGCGGGTGACGCTGATCGGGGCGGGTGCCTCCGGCGCCGCCAGCGGTTCGAGCGGGAATGCCGGCGGCGGCGGTGGTGGCGCCGGGCGTTTCGATGGCATCGTGAGCGGGTTGGTGGGTGGCCAGGTCATCCATGTGACGATTGGCACGCCGGGTGCCGCTGTTTCGAGCGGCAACGGCATTAACGGGTCCATCTCCTCGTTCGGGAGTTATATAACGTGCCCCGGCGGCATGCAGGGATTGGGGGCGAGCCCCTATTTGGCCGGCGCCGGCGGGAGTTCATCGGTGTCCGGGTCGGTGTCTGGTTACGCGATGAATTTGGGCTCGGCAAATGGCGGCGGTTCAGGTCCAGGTGCCGGGAATGGCGGCGGGGGTAACGCGACCGGCAGTGTCAGCGGCACACCGAACCCGGCTTCCGCCTTTGGCGCGGGCGGGGGCGGCGGCGTGACGGGCGGCGGCGCGGGCGGCCAGGCTGTCGCGTCGGTGCGGTGGATACCGTGAGCACGATCATCACCATCAAGCGCGGGGCGACGCTGCAGGAGACTGTCAGTTTCTCGACGGCCGGCGCGCCGACGTTGCTGACGGGTTTGACGCTGGTGGCGACGGTGCGTGATGCCGAGGGCAATTTGGTGGCGACGCTGACGCCGGCGCCGACCAGCACGGCCGGCCAGGCGCTGATTTACGTGCAGGATACCACCGCCTGGCCCGAGGGCTTGCTGCGGATGGACATCGAGGCGACGCAGCCGGGCGGCCCGCAGGTGATTTCCGATACGTTCGGCATCGACGTCTTGCATGCGGAAACCTATTCGCTGCCGGCCGCTGTGCCTTATGACCCGGTGGCGCAGCCATGAGCGGAACAATCGCGCTGCCGGACAGCATCACGATCGCCGAGGCGGATGCGGGGATTGAAATATCCATCGAGGCCGCGCCGGCGCCGCCCGATTACAATCCGCTCGCGAATGATCCTTCGCAGAACTGGGTTTTGCAGACCATCAACGGCGTGGCGACATGGGTGCAAATGACGGCGGTGCCGACGGATGTTTTGTTCGGCGATGAGGATGGCGGCGATGTGCTGCTGATGGAAGACGGCCAGGGCGCCGTGATCCTGGAGCCATAGGTGGCCGCGAAAACAATCCTGCAACGCACGCTTTTCACGCCGAATGCAGGGCAGTCCATCCCGGTTTCCGATCCCGCGCTCGGGCCTGGGCTGAAGAATGGGCGCATCACGATAGGCCAGCTGATGGCGTTGCTCTCGCAGCCTGACCTGACGGCGGCGAGCTACATGGCGTTCGTTTTGAGTTTGCCGACATCGCCGCCGGCGACGCTGGGGATGTGGAACAATAATGGCGTGCCCACGCTGGGTGTGGCGCCTGCCTCAACCGGCGCGCCTTCGATGAATTTCTCGAAGGCGGCCAATTCTCAATATTTGCCGTTTTTTCTTTAGGAGACGCATGACGTGTCAACCATAACAACGCTGCAGATTGAAGATGGCGGCACCAATCCACGCAACATGCGGGTGCTTCAAAATACGGATCAATCGCTCGCGCCGTTCCAGGAGATTGAGCAAGGCGGCTTGCCGCTTGGACCCACGAACGCGCTGCCTGTCCAGAATTTCGGCGGTGCACAGGGCGCGCCTTACAAGGAAACGCCGCTCGGATATTTCGAACTCGCGGTTGGCGCCGTGACGCCGGTGGCGCTTTCCAGTGTGGCGGGCGGCATTCCGGCGGGGGCTTTGTATTGCCGGATATTCGTCGAGAGCGCGGGTGTGAGATACCGAGATGACGGCAATAATCCGGCGCCTGGCGTGGGCGGTGGCGCGCCGCTGCTGGCAGGCACGGCGAACTTTTTATACGCCGGCGCTCTCGGCGCTTTGGTGCTGATCGCGATCACCGGCGTCGCGAATGTCAATGTTTTGTTTTATAAGTGAGGCGGGCAAACATGAAAATTCTCAATATGCTCGCGGCGTTTTTTGCCGCCGCGGCGCTGTTGCTTCCCGCCCAGGCTTTTGCTCAGGCGGACACCATCAATGTCAACAACGCGCCGGTTTCGACGACGAACCCGCTGCCGACGTCGCCGTCACCGCTTGAGCTTCCGAGTGTCAATGGATCGGCGACAATCAGCGTGGGCGGGTCTTTTCAAACCGTGCTGGCGCAAAATTCGTCGCGCAAGGGATGCTTTATTCAGAACCCCATCACCGCGACTGAACCGCTTTACGTCTACGTCTACAGCGGAACGTCCGGCACGCCTTCGCTGGCGGGCGCCATCGGGCTGGGAGCTGGCGCGCCGTTTTACTGCTCCGTTGGCGCTTCGGGCGTGATCACCGACCAGATCGCCGTTGAGGCCGCGACGACGGGCCATGCATTTGTGGAGTTCAGCCAATGAAAACTTTGAAATGGATTTTGTGCTGGGCGCTGATCGCGGCGCCTGCATTCGCGCAGACTGTCGGCCCCTCCTCAGGCAATTCGAACGTCAACGCGACCGGCACGGTCACGACGGGCGCGCCTGCGGTGTTTTCCGGATCGCAGGGGATTACCAGCGGGGCGTTCACGCAATCGGGCTTGGCGAATTTCACGGGTTCGTTTCAGGTCAATGGGGCCACGATCACGTTCCCGTCGGCGCCGGCGACGCTGGATTATCAGGTTGGCGCGTTTGTCAGCGGGCATTGCTTGCAGGCTTCCGGGACGGCGGGCGGGATTGCGGATGCCGGGGCGGCGTGCGGCACCGGCGGTGGCGGCGGCGGCGGCGTTTCGAGCGTGGGGCTTTCGTTGCCGAGTATTTTTTCGGTCACCGGCTCGCCTGTCACCAGCTCCGGCACGTTGAATGGCGCGCTGGCGCCCGAGAGTGCCAATACGGTGTTTGCGGGGCCTTCCTCGGGCGCTGCGGCGGTGCCCAGCTTCCGGGCGATCGTGGCCGCGGATATTCCGCCGATTAATCTCGCATCCGGTGTAACGGGCAATTTGCCCGTCGCGGATCTGAATAGCGGGATTGGCGCATCATCTACGACGTTCTTCCGCGGTGACGGCACGTGGGCGACGCCGCCCACGTCGGGCGGTTCGTCTGGCGTGACTTTCGGCGGCACGAATTATAGCACGCTTGCGGCGAGTTCTGGCATCTCGATCACGCCGAGCGGCAGCACGCTCACTTTTTCATCGAGCGGTTCATCTTCGGGGTTGAGCCCGACCGCGTGCCCGGCTGCGGTCGGTGGCGTCATTACGCTGCCGTTCGCTAGCTCAGGCAATATTTGGTACGCCTGCACCATTAGCGCAAACACGACGTTCGCGATTTCCGGCGGCACGACGACGTCGCTGCAAGAGATCAGGATGGAAATTATCGAGAACTCGACGGGTGGGTTCAGTGTTACCCTGCCTTCCAGTTCTTCCTCTCCCGCCGTGCTTTGGCCCGGAGGCGTGCAGCCCACGCCGGTGAGCGCCGCCAATTCGATAAACATCTTCAAGGTGAGCACGACCACGGTCTCAGGCAAACTGATCGGGAGCTATTAATCATGACGACGTTTACGCTCGCCGCGCCGACCACGGGACCGACCAGTTCGGTCTTTAATCAGGTTTCGGGTGCCTTCAAGGTCACGCCTTCCGACAACGCCTATACCGGCACGATCACGCCAAACGATGGCGGCGCGGGCGGCACATTCTATCCGGCGTCTCACACGGTTTCGGCGAGTGCCGTGGCCTTCTATTTCTATTACCGTCCGCCATCTGGCGGAAGCTCGGCGAACATTACAATCACGGGCTCTCCCGCCATCGCGGCCGTCGCCCCGATCACCTACAACTGGACGACGAACTACACCTCCCTCAATGACAATTTCACGCGCGCCAACACGGCTTTGGGCGCGGCGGGCAGCACGAATGTCGGCAACGGATGGACCGATGTTGTCGGGAATATCTGGCAGATTTCGAGTAATCAGCTTGCTGGAACTTCGGTTGTGCATGGCTTCTCGAACGGCACTCTTGAGCAGCCGGCGTTACTTCAGGATTGCCGGGTCACCGCGATCAGCGCGTCGAATTGGTACTCGACCACGCAGGACCTAGTTGTCAACGCGCGCATTCAATCGAGTGAGCCAGCGGGGACGGCTATCTGCTATGCGGTGCAGGCGTTCCCGAATAATACCAACACGATAACGATCACAGCCGCAGCGGCCAATGGGTCCAACACGGTTGTCGCGCTAAGTTCAAACGGCTACGCGTCGCTGGTTTCAGGACATGCGGTGCAGCTTGATGTTGTGGTTACCGGCATCAATCCGACGACCATCACCGCGACGCTCATCGACACTGTGACAGGCGTCGTCATCGCCCAGGTGACGGGCACTGACTCGACGGCGTCTTTGCAGCAGCCCGGCGCGACGGGCATAGGGCCACAGATTGCGGCGGGCACCGCAGGGACCGCAGTCGCCTATTCGGGCGCTTCGGTTTTCACGCCGGTTGCCAACGCGGTCAGCTTGACCGGGCCGGCCAATGTCCCGACGGGCTATCCGAGCACCGCTTACACTATCACCCCAAATGGCCCTTTCACGGGCACCGTCACGCTTGCCAGCACCGTGCCGGGGACGTTCTCACCGTCAGCCACACTGACTTTTTCAAACAGCAGTTCGCCTCAGACCGTGACGTTCACGGCGTCGGCGAATGGGACTGGCACGATCTCGGAGACAAATTCCGGCGGCCTGGCCAACGCGAGCCCGATCTCGATCACGGCAGCGACGCCGGCGTCGTTCGCGCCCAATAATTCCGCGATTTACTACTCGCCCATGAACTGGAATTTCAACGGCGCTACAAATTCCTTTTCAAATTGGCCGGGCGCCTACATTAAGTTTGGCTTTGGGGGCACCAGCCTGTTGCTACAGACGAACAACCCGCTTGCTGGGGAGAAAATTTTCTACTCCATTGACGGCGGTGCTTATCAGTATGTGCTCGTGCCTGCCGGCCCTCAGACGCTTTCAATCGCCGCCGGATTGGCCGCAGGTACGCATCAAATCCAGCTTGGGATTGCCGCGCTGGGCACGACCGATCGGTGGAATACGCCGCAGGACGTGTTGAATCTCACCGGCATTTTGCTCGACGCCGGATCAACCCTGTCTTCGCCCACCCTGTTGCCGCAGATAGGGCTGCATATCGGCGACTCAATCACAGAGGGATGCTCGCAGCTTACGCCTGGCGGAAGCGATGTCGCGCACTCGCAGTGGCCGACCTCGTGGGATAACCTTCTTGCGACGGCATTGAACGCCGAGATCGGCGTCGTCGCGTGCCAGCATTCCGGTTACGAATTGGCTGGGCAAGGCAATGTGCCGAACGTGCTGACATATTGGAACCAGATGTACGCGGGCGCCGCACGCACCTTTACGCCCGTAAGCTATATTTGGATCAATCACGGCACCAATGGAGCGACGACGCAGGCGGATGTTCAGACGCTGCTGACCGAGCTGCGCGCGGCATTTCCGCAAACGCCGATTTTCCAGCAGGTGCCATTTGGCCAATATGCCGCTGCGGCGATCACCGCTGCTGTGGCCGCGCAGAACGATCCGAAAGTGATTTTGGTGAATTTGGGAGCGGCTGGAAACACGCTTTTGCTCGCCAATTCCTATGACGGCATTCACCCGAATGCGGCCGGATCACCTTTGCTGGAACAGATGTTGATCCCGGTGGTGGCGGCCGATGCGCTGCCGTTCATCAAGCAGCAAATCGCCAACCCCTGGTACCACGCATGACCCGGTTCATCTTCTGCCTTATCTTCCTGCTGGGCCAATGGACGCCCGCTTTCGCCGGCGGCGTCACGGGTAACCTCAGCCCTGGCACGGTGGTCTCGATACACCCTGGCCTGACAACGCAGGCGACCCAACTGGCTCCCCGGCTCAGCCATACGATCGATGTGATGGACGATGTTTCGCCACCTGTGGTGTGCGACGGCAAGACGGATAATGCCAAGGCGTTCGCGGCGATTTACGCGGCTGAACAGCCAGGTGATACGGTTTACTTCCCGCCATCGTTTGGCGCATCCGGCGTGGTGCCTTGCCTGTCTTCCACGCTTCTGCAGGGCAAGGCTGGGGTGGACTTTTGGGCTTATCCTGGCACCGTGATCTTGTCGCCGACGGCAAGCTCCGCCGCGTCACCGCTGCTGTTCGAAGGTGGGTCGAACGAATACGTGTACGGCCTGACTTTCGACGGTGGAGGCCAGAGTTTCGCGAGCACGAGCACCGTGGTTCTTTTCTATCTGACCTCTGGGGTCACGATGGACCACGTGACTGTCCAGAACACGCGCGGCATTGGCGCCCTGTTCAGCGGGGCCACGAACGACACGGTGAAAGATAGCTGGTTTGTCGACGTTGGCGGGCCGGCTGGGATCACCGATAATGCGCAGGGCCTGGCGTTTTGCTGTGGGACTGAGGCGACCAATACGGGCGACAGCGTCCTCGACAACCATTTTCTCACGACTGGTCTGGACGCCATTTCGGCTTCGAACCTCAACGGCTTGCTGGTCGAGGGGAATTATTGCGACAAAAATCAGGACCAGGTGGGGCAGCCGGCCGACCCGGCCTGTGTGTTTATCACGCAGTCGATCGGGCCGGTTGTGGTGGCTGGCAACGTGGCGATCGGGATGGCGGGAAACGGGTATGACCTTTCCTCGCTGACCAGCGTGACGCTGACGGGCAATTATGCCATCGATAATGGGTCCAATGGGTTCACGGATTACGGCATCGCGAATTGGTCCGCGCTCGGCAATTATGCCATCGATAATTGCCAGGTGGGGACGCGGTTTGGGCCTTGCGCTGGATTTACCTTTTCCCCCGGCACGGCGGCCGAGGCGAATGGCAGCATGACGATGGTGGGCAACGAGGCGTATGACGACCAAAACACCCATACCCAGCAGTACGGCGTTTACAATAGCGCGGGGACCACGTTCAGCGAGCCTTGGTCTGTGGGTAAGAGCAATATCTTCTACGGTAATACCGTCTCGCAAATGGGCGGTGGTGGCCCGGTTGCCGGCTACACGCCTTGAGAGGGCTGCGACCCGCTTAATGCGGGGGATTAGGGTGTTACCAGCACCCCAAGCCGCGAGTTTGTGTCTCGCACCGGATTAACGGCCCCGCACCCCCTGCAGGAGGCGAGGCTTTGATGACAGGTAAGCGTAGATGGAGTCCACCCACCCCACGAAGCCGATTGCGCCTTATATAGGGGGCAAACGGCGGCTGGCGTCGCGAATCATCGCCAGGCTGGCCGATGTACAGCACGAATGCTATGTCGAGCCTTTTGTTGGCATGGGTGGGGTGTTCCTGCGACGGCCGTATCGCGCAAAGGCTGAAGTGATCAATGACATCAACCGAGACGTGACGACGCTATTCAGGGTGCTGCAGAGGCATTTTGTGGCGTTCATGGATATGCTGAAATGGCAGATTACCTCCAGGACTGAGTTCGAGCGGTTGAAGGCCGCTGCGCCTGATACTCTTACGGATTTGGAAAGGGCGGCGCGGTTTCTCTACCTGCAGCGCACGGCGTTTGGTGGGAAGGTAACCGGGCAAAATTTTGGCATGACACCGGGTGGGCCGGCCAGGTTTGATGTGAACCGGCTGGCCTCGATGCTTGAGGATGTTCACGAACGACTGTCTGGCGTGGTGATCGAGTGCCTGCCGTTCGGAAGACTGATAGCTGCTTATGACCGCCCTGGCACGCTGTTTTACCTTGATCCGCCATATTGGGATTGTGAGGACGACTATGGGGATGGCGTGTTTGGGAAGGGCGATTTTGAGGCTATGGCGGAGCAGTTACGGGGGTTGAAGGGGGTGTTTCTACTGTCTCTCAACGATCGGCCGGAGGTGCGGCGGATCTTCTCGGGGTTCATGATTGAGGCGGTGGAGGTGACTTACTCGGTGAACGGCGGCCGGCAGGGTACGTTTGGCGAGGTGCTAATCAGCCCCAAGAGGGGCTGTAAGGGCCGTCTAAAGTGAGCCTTATAGCGGCTTTTACGGGTGGTTTTGGTGGGCTTTAAGGTTTTTTAGTTGTTCGGTGCGGTGGATTGTTAGGTTTTTCGTCATATTCGTGTTAGGCAAACCGTGTGTTTTTTTGTTTTTCAAATTATTGGCGACAAAAATCAAATTATTGGCGGCGCGCTACAGCGTTGCGCCCAAGTTCCGCGGTGGCGCGGGTGTCCAGGGGGCAAAGCCCCCTGGCCTTGATTGCCTAGTCTCGCTTCACCCGAATTTGGACGTGACGGCGGTGGCGATGGCGGCGGTGGTGCCGG